CACCTTTAGGTGTTGAACTTCAAGCGACTGGTGAAAACGCCGGTACATGGGGAACAAAAACTAATACTAATTTACAACTTATTGAACAAATATCTGGTGGTTTTACAGCACAATCAATTGCTGGTGGTGCACAAACTACAACTTTAACTATCTCTGATTCTGGAACTGGTGATGTAGCTGGTCACAGAATGATTGACTTTACTGGTACGATCACTGGAAACCAGATTGTAACAATACCTTTAGATGTTCAAACTTTTTATATTTTAAGAAATTCAACTTCAGGAGCATACACAGTTCAATTTAAATATGCATCAGGATCTGGTTCTACATTTACTTTTTCAGCAACAAACAAAGGCACTGCGATAGTATTTGCAGCAGCTAACGATGGAACTAATCCAGATATTATACAGATCCAAACAGGTGGAGATGTCGTAGATGATACATCACCACAATTAGGTGGTGACTTAGACACTAATAGTTTTAACATAGCGTTTGACGATGCACATGGAATTAATGATGAGAATGGAAACGAACAAATAGTATTTCAAACTACATCATCTGCAGTAAACCAATTAGATATAACCAATGCTGCAACAGGTGGTGGACCATCCATTCAAGCAACTGGTGGTGATTCTAATATAAATTTAAAAGTTGGACCTAAAGGAACCGGTTTAGTTGAAGTTCTTGGTGCAACAAATCCAGGTTCAATCCAGCTTAACTGCGAATCTAACAGCCACGGGATTAAACTTACATCACCTCCACACAGCTCTGCACAGTCGTATGAGCTTAAATTTCCTACTGGAAACGTAACAGCAGACAGATTTTTAAAAGTGGAATCAGTATCTGGCTCAGGAACGACGGGTGTCGGTCAATTATCTTTTGCTGAAGTATCAGGTGGTACCTCATGGCAGGCAGTAAAAACTTCTACTTTCACAGCGGTGGCTGGCGAGGGTTATTTTGTAAACACAACAAGTGGCGTAATAACAATGAATTTACCTGCAGGGACTTTAGGTGATGAAATTGTATTTATAGATTATGCAGGAACTTTTGATTCTAACACATTTACTATTTCGGCAAATGGTTCAGAAAAAATTCACGGATCAACAAGTGATTTAACAGTTTCAACAGAAAGAGCAGGAAATACTTTAGTGTATACAGACGGAACACAGGGCTGGCTCTTAAAGAATAATTAATCATGGCTACTTATAAAGACCTTATCGGAACTGCAATCCGAAACAATGAGGGTAATATTCCTACTGCGGAAACAGGACAGGTATACTTTGATAGCACAAACATAGATTTTAAATATCAATTTCCTATTACATTATCCTCTTGGAGAACTAGTAATAATTTTAATTCAGTTGCTTCCTCTGGTAGAGGAGATGGTGCACAAGGGACTCAAGATGCAGCTTTAGCAGCAGGTGGTTTTAAAGATACAGGAGGCACTCCAGAATATTTTGGTGGGTGTGAAACTTACAATGGAATAAGTTGGACTGAAGTAAATGATTTCAATACAGCTAGAGCTAATACCGGTAAATTTGGAATTAACACAGCAACTATAGCTGCAGGAGGATATAATGGTACGGCACCCGTTACTAACGTTGAATACTATAATGGATCTAGCTGGACTGAAGTTAATGATTTAAATGCAACAAGAAACGCTCTTACAGGAACAGGAATATATACTGCTGGATTAGCTTTTGGTGGTACACCTAATTCTGCAGATACAGAATCTTGGAATGGATCCACATGGACTGAAGTTGCAGATTTAAATTCAGGTAGATATGCTTTAGGTGGAGCTGGCACTAGCACAGCAGCAATTGGTTTTGGAGGATCACCTGAACCAGGAGGAGTTAATAGTGCAGAAGAATGGAATGGATCGACTTGGACAGAAGTTAATAATCTAAATGCAGCAAGAGTATATATTGGAGGTACAGGACCTACCGTACCAACTGCTATAGCTTTTGGTGGTTTAACTGGTTCAACTTATAAAAATGAAACAGAACTTTTTAATGGAACAAGTTGGTCTGAACAAAATAATTTAAACACAGCAAGATTTCAAGCAAGTGGTGGTGGATCTGGTACTGCTGGACTAGCTTATGGTGGATCAGTTCCTGGAGGAAAAACTCAAACATCAGAAGAATGGACAGCAAATGCTCCTGTTGGAGTATGGTCATCTGCCCCTTCTTTAAATACAGCTAGACAAGGATTAATGGGATTTGGATCAACTACCTCAGCAGCAATCGCTACTGGAGGAGATGGAAGTGGTGGTTTTAAAACTGAAACAGAATCTTTTGACGGTAGTAGTTGGACTGAAGTAAATGATTTAAATGAAAGTAAAGTTGCTGCAGCTTCTGCTGGAACATCTACATCTGGATTAATAGCTGGAGGAAACGTACCTCCCCCTGCTTTTACGGCAAATACAGAATCATGGAATGGATCAAGTTGGACACAAATTACAGATATAAATAGTTCAAGAAGAAATTTTGCTGGTGCAGGAGCAAGTAATACAGCTGCTATAGTTTTTGGGGGTCAAATACCTCCAGCACCTTCTAATACACAAACAGGTTTAACAGAATTATGGAATGGATCTGCTTGGACTGAAGTTGGAGATTTAAACGATACAAGAGCACAACATGCAGGTGGAGGATCAAGCACAGATGCTTTAACATTTGGTGGAGAGGATTCAGGAGAAGCTAATAAAGGATCAACAGAATCTTGGAATGGATCTGCTTGGACAGAACTAAATAATTTAAATACTGGACGAGAAAATTTAGCGGCTGCAACATATGCAGGAAGCACATCAGCTTTAGCATTTGGTGGTAGAAGTCCAAGTAAAGACGCAGAAACAGAGGATTGGAATGGCTCTGGCTGGTCAGAAGTTGCAGATTTAAGTACAGCAAGAGAACAATTAGCAGGCGCTGGAACTGCAACAGCAGCTTTAGCATTTGGAGGAGAGGGACCACCTTATCTCTCAGCAACAGAACAATGGAGTGGAACTTCAAACACAATTAAGGTATTAACAGACTAATAAGGAGGAAACTATGGCAAAAACATATCAATACTGTGTAGCAGAAAACTGGGGAAGAGGATTTATCGATCACGATGAATCTTTTAGAATCACGTTTAAAGGCTATCCAGCTAATGTTTGGCAAGTTCCTGCATACAACAAACATGCTAATCTTTGGATTGCCAAAGTAGCGGGCGCAGTTAAAACAAGAGACGAAGCTCAAGCATTAGTTGATGCAGAGG